CAATAACTGTGGAAAGCTCACCGGCGGTGGCGATCCAGTTATGACCCCCACACCGTCTGAGCAAGCCGCAGCGGTGTTAAATCTGATTGAGCGCGGGGTTATCGGTTGGAAGGAGCCGGACGTCGTGAAGGTCCTTAACGGGGCGTTAAAGGCTGGCACACCGCGCAAACATCGGCAGCAAAGAAGCAATGCGCCGCTCAAAACCAGCGAGCAAGCGCCATCAGCAAGGATGACAAAGCCCGAAAGGGATCGCGTCGCAAAAATTCGTTTCAATTTAGCTCAGGAAGGCATTACCCCGGAACGGTGGGAGCTCGACGCGCTGGCGCGTGGGGCAACGGTGATTTATGGCGATAAAAAATTCAAATACGCGGCTACTGATGGGTGGCCGGGATTTTCAATGCAAGAGGAGAGTAGTGAAAAACAACCATCGCCGATCTAGCTACATCAGTAATCCGAAATCATATGCGATCACATCGGTAAACATGCCGACCACCACGGCGACCGTAAGAACAGCACCGGTGCTGAAACTCACTTTCAGTGCCGGTGGTGTTGAACAACGAGCCCGGCGAGGCGTTAGCATTTCGCCTGCATACCTGCTACAAATACTGTGTATGTATACAGTATTTTTGCGGAGGGGCTATGGCGGGTCATGACTTGGATTTTCAGGTGGTCTATCGGGGTAAGACCTTAGAGTATTACCGCCCCGGAGGGTGGGTTTTCTTCCAGCGGCCTAAAGAGTGCGGCGGCGGGTACTGGTTGGGGCGCACTTATGATGGCGTTTTTATGATTGAGTACGAGCGACCGGTATCGCTTAATGATGGTATGGACTTTCTGGCCTCAATGAAAAAAGTAGAGGCAAAAAGCGAGGAGTTTGACTCGAATTATTCGCTTTTTTAGCGGCGCATGCATCAGGTGCATGAGTTTGCATTTGTTTTTGATTCCAGCGTTTGCCAGCCAGCACCAGCGCTGGCGCGGCTCGGGGCTCCTGATGCACCTGCATTAAAAGCGACCCGTTAAGCGGGCAGGCGAGGCGGGGATAGCACTGCGCGCGGTAGTTACTTGCAATTTAATTTTTTTGGTGTAAAAAATGATTGTCAATAAGCACAATACGAAATAATTAATTTTTTATATCAAGGATGTTTCGATGAAAGTTAGCTATGACGTTGTCATAAAAAGCGGTGATCAGGAAGTAGATATGGAATATGGGCTTGATACCTTATCAGGAACGGCCGAGGTGACATGTATCCTTGCTGAAGCGATACTACGAAAAAAAATCATAAAGCGTCGTACTCATGTTAACCCTGCTCGTGCCGTTCTAAAGCAAAGTTTTAAGAGCTCGTACGGGCAAAATTTTGACTTAATAGTCAACGAGCCAGAATTAATTGCAGAGCTCAAAAAGATGACTAGATCTGTGTTCTCGGAGGTTATGGGATATTTCATTTCTGAGTCCCTTTACCTTGAAACAAAAGAGCTATCACCTAAAGCCGCAGGGATTATTGAAGAGCTTGGCGATATAGAAGATGATCTTATAGAACGTATTAGACAACCGTTAGTACGAATGCATCGTATCAACCTTCAAAAAAACTTTGATATTGAACTTAACTATAAAAAACCTGCAGGTGAACAACGAATTGCTAAATTGGATACTATGACTGCGACTAACTTGACTCAATCAAAAATAAAACCAGGTCAAGTTGGAATTAATGCAGTTATTACTCGTTTTAATGCTCGGACAGGTAACGGACGTTTAGTTATTGAGGGTGAGGATGATACAGTAGCATTTGGTTTTTATATGCCATTAAAATCAATCCCTGCTGCACAAAAGAGATTGGTTTCGTTAAATCTACATAATAATAATGGAAGGCAAGATAATTTCACCTATCTTAGGCTTACCGTTAGCAAAGTTGTAGTAAAAAGTGGCGATGTCGTGAAGTATCTAATCCGTACGGTTGAAGTTGCATGAAAAAGGTGTTGTATACCTCGGCTGGCGTAATAGTTTCCGTATGCGCCCTATATTATTTTAACTTCGGAGTTCATGGTCAGTTGTCAACTAAAACTGATGTATGGGCTCAGTTTGGAGACTACTTGGGTGGAGTTGTTAACCCCATCCTCTCATTTATCACAATCTATTTATTAATTAATTCAATTAAGCTTCAAAGGGAAGCTAATCTTAGCCTTATCAATGAAGTAAAAAGACAGGAGCTTTTAGAAGAGTATAAAAAATTCGAGGTCAGGTTCTTTCATTTAATTGAGTGCCAGGACTCTAATTTTGAACGATTTAATATACAGGTAGGGGATACTGACCAACTAGCTGATGGGGTTGTTGAGAGGTTTGCAAGTGGGGAAGCTGTAACGCAACTAGAAGATAACATTATCGTATTGGTTGACGCAAAAGTAAAAAAGGAATTAATTACAAATTGGCTTAATGATGTTGATGCTAGCGATTGTATTTTCTCTGTCGTTCGTAGGTTTTATTTGATTGTTAAATTAATCGATGGTTCTGATGTTGATCGTGAAGATTATTATGAAGCTCTGATAAACCTAACTGACATCAAAATAATATCTCTAATTGCTATAGCTTGTACTTACTACGACTGGGATATTATAAAATACTTACAATCTGGCAATATTCTCGAGCGGGATGGCATCAAAGAGTTTATTTCTCAGATATCGCCTCATGAGTAATAGCCGCCTTAAGGCGGCTTGAAGAGGAACGCTCTAATTTTCCAAGTTGTATTCTTTGAAAGTGATGATATCCATTCCGAGCCAGTCGTTTATCTCTTTAAACCGCTCCTGCAGCGGCGTCAGCTCGTTACGTACAAACACCCGCGCCACCTTCTCGATATCGCCCATCGAGCCGATATTCTCCGGCTTGCCGCCCATGAGCTGGAACGGCACGCGGTGCGCATCAAGCAGGTCAGCGGCGCTCACCTTCTTGATGTTAAAAAAATCATCCTTCGTGGCGACTTCACTCAACGGCACGATCTTAATGCCGTCCGGTTTCCCGTTCGGAGCGTAGAAAAACAGGTTTTTGAAATTCCCGAGTCCTTTCGAGTCGCGCATCGCGGAGCGCAGCGCCTCGACGTCGGTGCTGCTTTGCGCCGCGTCGGTCACGTACATGATGTAACCCGCGTGCGCGCCGTTCTGATAATACTTGCGACGAAACAGCGTGGCGGACTCATTCAGCCAGGCGGAATTAAGCGCGCTCAGGTATTCCGGCATCCCGTAGAGCTCCTGATTGATATCGGGCTCAAGCAGATGAAACACCGAACCGGGTGCGAACTGGTGCGGGTTGGTAAAGCTCGATACGTACCAGTAAACATCATCCTCGACACCACGGCGGGTGTATTTAGCCGGGGAGGTTTCCAGTTTAAAGAGCTGACCGGTCACGCTCATGCGCTTTTCGAGATAGCCGTTGGCGAAGACCAGATAATCGAGCACAAGGCGGCTGAAGTCCTGACGCGACAGCAACGGGTGCGGGATAAAGGTACTGGTCAGAATGTTGCGCTTGACGTAAATCGGGGAGCTGTGGTGTACGGCTGCGCGCAGGCTTTTTGCCAGTCCCGAGAAGTTGACCGGCGGCTCGTACCATTTGCCGTTATTGATGCACTCGACATAGTCGAGGATGTCGCGGCGATCCAGAACGGGTGACGGCTCGCCAAAGGTAAACGCCTCCATTTTCTGCGGCGCGCTGGCGGTCATGCTGGTCTGTTTTGGCTGTTTTTTTTGGCGTTTTTTCATCTTAGTTAATATCCAGAATTGAACTTGATTGCATACCGCTTCCGGCGGAAAGCGGCTCGTTTAACAGTGCGTGCATGGTCGCCCACGCGATATCCGCGTGGCTGGCTTCCTCGCTGCGGCTGGCTTCATAGGTCGCGCTGCGGCCGCTGCTGGTCATGGTTTTGCGGATAGCCATAAATGACTGTGTGATGTCGGTCGCACCGGCGTCATATTCCAGACATCCGCGCCTGATGGTGTCTTTTGCTTTCAGCACCATTGCGGTTTTCATTTCCGGCGTGTAGCGGATGGCGCGCGCCGCGGGGAAGAATGAGCGCACGAGCTGGTAAACACCCTGGCCGATGCCGGTCGCATCGATGCCGATATAGTCAACGGTGTATTTCTCGGTCAGCGCCCGGATGGCCTCGGCCTGTGCGGCAAAGTCCATGCCTTTCCACTGGTGACGCTCAAGGATGCGGAACTTGCCACCGGCAACCAGCGGCGGAGCCAGTACCGCACACCCGGCGCTGTCGCCGGTGTGTGACGGGTCATAGCCAATCCAGACCGGTCGCCAGTTAAACGGCCGGTCGGTGAACGGCTCGAAGTCCTCCCATTCTTCCATCGCATCGACCATGCAGCGCTTCAGCTCCTCGAACGGGAATACCGAAGCCTTGTCGTCGACGAACTCGCACATAAACAGGTTGCGGAAGTCATCCGCACTGTTTTCCTGCTTAAGCTGGTCGAGGTTAAACAGGGTGCAGCCACCGGCGAGCGCGTCCTCAATAGTGACAATCTGCCGCCACTGGCCATCTGCGCACAGCACGCCACCGGCGAGCGCCTGATGGCTGATATCGATGTCGACACGTTCGTCGCGGTTGCTGCGGCCACGGTTAAACAGCTCGCCTGACCAGAATGGGTAAGCGCCGTGCGCCAGCGTTGACGGGGTCGAAAAATAGGTGGTGCGCAGGTGTGACTGCGAGGCCATGCCCGATGGGACTTTGCGTAGCTTCTGGAAATTGGGGATCCAGAAAATTTCATCGACGTACAGGTCGCCGTTGTGGCTCTGCGCGGTGTTGGAATTGGTCCCGAGAAAAATCAGCTCAGCGCCATTGTTGCCGATGACGATCGGGTCGCCTGACAGGTCGACGTCAACCAGACGGGCAAAGGCGATGATGTACTTACGGAACACGTAAGCCTGCGTTTTACTGGCCGACAAAAATATCTGGTTTTGCCCGGTCTTAAGTGCGCGCAAAAGTGACTCGCGCGCAAAGTAGAACGTCGCGCCAATCTGTCGCGATTTCAGGATGTGGCGGATGCGGTGCTCTAACCCTGCTTTATGCCAGCGCAGCTGATACTCAAACGACTGGTCGAAGAAAATCTCCTCCAGTTTCTCGATGGCTTCATCACTGAAATAGTTTCGTTTCGGCTTTTTGCGATCCCCTTTGTTACGGCTGGCGATATTGGGGTTTAAATCCACCTCGTTTCCGGTCTGGCCGTAGCGGTTCACGCGCGCGAGCCGCTCCATCTGGCGCGACAGAAAATCAGCGACTTTGAAGTCATGTGCGGTCAGGTCTGGCTTTGCGTAAATCTGGATAAGCCGCGCCTCTAATGTCGATTCCACGCGGTTAATCGGCGCGGTTTCTTCCCATCCATCGCGCTGTTTCCAGCTCTGCACGGTCGGGCGCTTGAGCTGCAGCATCTCGCAGATTTGCGGCACGGCGAACCCCTGCCAGTACAACAGCCGCGCCTGTCGTCGCGGGTCATTTAACAGAGAAAGGTCAGTTGAAATGGTCATGCTTGCCTCGTTTTTGGTGTGACGTGGCAAGGCTAAGGAAATAGGGGGTTATTCGCGCTAAGTGCTTGTTGTATCAGATCTAACAGGAGCGCAAGCGGTGGCTGATACGGGTCAGAGCCGGGAAACTAAACCCGACCCGAAAACCCAACATCAGGACACCTGAACAATGGCAAAGAAAGTTTCTAAATGGTTTCGCATCGGCGTCGAGGGTGACACCTGCGATGGCCGCGTCATCAGCGGCGATGATATTCAGGATATGGCCGACACGTTCGATCCGCGCGTCTACGGCTGCCGCATCAACCTCGAACATATCCGGGGGCTGCTGCCTGACAGCTTGTTTAAACGCTATGGCGATGTGACTGCGCTTAAGGCGGAGGTAATCAGCGATGACTCTGCGCTTAACGGCAAAAAGGCGCTGTTTGCCAAAATTGCCCCGCTTGATGAACTGGTCAGCATGGTACGTGCCGGGCAGAAGGTTTACACCTCAATGGAGATCCGCCCGAACTTCTCAAACAGCGGCAAGTGCTACCTCATCGGGCTGGCCGTCACTGATGACCCGGCAAGCCTCGGCACGGAATACCTCGAATTCTGCAGCCGCGCCGCTCAGAACCCGCTCGCCGGTAAAAAAGACCAGCCGGACGACGTATTCTCTGTGGCTTCACTGGCTGAGCTGGAGTTTGAGAACGTCCCCGACACCATGCTCAACAGCCTGACCGATAAGGTCAAAGCCATTTTTAGCCGTAAGCAGGCCAGCGATGACGCCCGTTTCGCTGATGTGCATGAAGCGGTGACCACCGTCACCGAGCAGGTGCAAACCAATCTTAACGCTACCGACCAGCGCGTCACCGAGCTTGAGACCGCTTTTGCGCAGCTTAAGCACGACGTGACCAGCAAAGTCGATGAAAACGCGCAGGCGTTTACCTCCCTCAAAAGCTCCCTCGACAGCACCA